CTTTGATCTCACCATAATTAACGGCAAGTTGTTGACACTCCTTGTCAACTAAGGGAGAGTTTTTAGAGCGCTCAGAATTTTCATTCGTGCGCATACCAACGTTTAACTCATCTAACGTAGTGTTGATAATATGATCATCATGTTCATCCTCTAAAGTAATGGGTCCAAAGAAACCATTAACATTTCCAAATGTACGCAATTTAATTAATGTATCAACTTCAGTCCAAGATCGAAGAGGAACATATATGCCTACTTTCTTCAAGCAAGAGTGATAACTAGAACGTAATTCTTCATATTTATCGGGTCCCCAACCCCATGCAAGCGCAAGGCTTTGTTCTGCATTGAGTTGAGTCATAGCTTTTTCATCATCAGTTTTGTGTATCCAATGTGCGGTAGAAATAACCGTAGTCATTCGCATCCTTGGAATCCAAATCTCACGAGTTGGATGACGTACAAAAGATGATTTCAAAAACTCCAAGTCGGTCCATTTGTCAAAGCTTACATTTCCCTTCTTTTGTGCATCAGTAAAAACAATATTATACTTCGCATAAACAGAGGAAATTTTAAGTCCATCATAAAAAGGGGCAACTTCTGTTGAAATAGATTTAATTTCGTCATCACCTAAAACCCACAAGCGTGTGTGTTCCATGTAACTCTCAAAATTGGCATATTTCAAAGTTTGAGAAGATGAATTCATTATTTCCATCCAAACCACAAAATCCATGATCTGATGGGAAATTGTGTTATCCAAAGTTGTTGTTGGATGTCCAGATGGAATACCACCAGGTGCAAGATACACCAATTTGTTCGCAACATGTAAAGCTGGGCAAATATCTTTGTGACAAGATTGCATTATTGCGGTTTCTTGTGAGTGCCGCTCTGGGAAATAGTATTCAAACCATTTCTCAGCAACTTTACCACTAGCTTCCACAATATTCCGAGGAATGCGTGCACCAAAAGCCTTAAAGTCACCAGCCAGGTAGTTGTCATGTGTGAGTAAATCCTTTGCAAGATGATCCCACTCAAGTGAAGTTGTATCCATACCAATAGCTGTTCTTAATTTCAAATGATTGATGGTAGTAGCTGTAATGAATGGACCTTTCATCATTCTCGTGATGATAGTTAACACACACTCAGAACCAGAAAAAGTTCTAGTTGATAACTTTGTGCGTAACTCATCTTTTAGTTGATCCATAAATAACGATCCAAAAGCTTGTCCATCTACTCGTTTTTCGAGTTGTTCTTCAAGTTCCTTCATCATATTTTCATCCATACATAAGTTGTCATCTTCATCAAATGTTATATATTGGTTCTTGGTTGTTTTACGTTGTTCACGGTAAAAACCACCAACACCAACACTAGTTGCTAGGTCCATTCCTTTAAGTACTAATGTGTCTCCACATCTAATACCACGAATGGCTTCTTCAGCACTATAACATGATCTAAGAGCAGTGTAAGGAGGAGCATTTTTAATATAATGATTGGTCCATGCTTCAACAGCATAGTCCACAAGTCCTTGGTCAAAGTCATCAGCGGGATTGGTTCCATGTTCAAGTATTCCACCCATTAAGGGAGTAGAATATCCCATTTTCTCTGCATCAAAACGAGGGTCCCGAGCAGATAGAATGGCTGGAAAGGTGTCACATTTTAAACCTTTGGTGGTCAAAAGGTTTGAAATGAGACTGGGTCGTCGTTTAGTCTTGTCAGGGATGTAAATACCTTCTTGTAGTTCAGCAACTATATCCAAATCGTCAAAGCGCTCGTTTATACCTTGTTGTTCAATCTTAAATTGTTTCATCAGGGCATCACAAGCATTGGACATAATTTCACGCATCAGTGGTAATGCATATCCCTCTTGTAGCTGAGATCCTGCAAAATGCATTGCAAAAGCAAGTGGTTTTGGGTGATTCTGTGCAGGTAGAGTATAAATACCACCGCATGCTCCAGTAATACTACTTGATGTAATATAATAATTACGGAGAGTTTCATCACCAAAAGCACCTTCAGATACAATTGGAGTAGAACTAAAACTATGTATCTTTGAAGAAGTAACATAGAGTCGGGTGTTCAAGCGATAAATCATAGTTGATTCTAAAGGAGTATATTCATGTCCAGCTTTCGTTTGAAGATGGTTAAGGATACTACGATGTTGGGGTATTTCTGAAAAGTATAATAGAACAAACTCCCATCCATTTGCGGTGAAAACTTCTGGTTTCCAAACACGAAATTGTGTGATTGGGACATCACCATACATAGTGGAGGCAGTTATTTGACGCTTTGCAAGCATCGCTCGTTCTAAAACCCTGAAACAATGATTTGGAAGTACTATAATTCGGTCACGTAAGCAAAGTCCTTGGGAAGTTATCTTTGTGTCTTTAATGGAAAAAGCCACAATGTTTTGGGTTAACAAATCTTGAATTTGTTCAGCCTGAGGTGATTGTTGCATAACTCTAATATTCTTGAGTGCACCTGTTGGAATTCCTTTCCGAACAGATCTCACTCCTTTATTATTATACGCTTGTTGTTTTACATGTGGTTTTGATTTCCACAATGAAAAGAGTGTATAACAACCAAAAATACCAGTTAAAGTTACGGCTAAAGCACCTAATACAGTCAAAATCTTCGTTAAATTACGGACAACAGCATTCTTAATATAAACATACCAAGAAGTTTTTGGTCCATATTTTTCTGGATTAACTGTATGGGGAACTAGTTCAAGGGGTATACGGTCCAGGTCTCGTGAACACTCAATCATCTTTTTCCATTTTGGGTTTTCTTGTTTCCAAAATTCTAACAAAATGGGTCGAAACTCAAGTATTTTACATTCACTATTACACTGTAAATAATCAACAATTATTTCAGTGTTATCTGGGTTGATGATTAAATAGTGTGGTTTTCCTTGAGTTGTCCTATCAAAGATAAATCTAGATTCATTTGTTAAGCCTTTAAGAATATCCAGTGTATGTGTACAGGTCGTCAAGTTTGCCATGGGCAATGGAATAGGGGCTGATACAGATAGATTCATCGTTACAGAGGGTGTTGTAGGGATACTAATAAAAGTAGTGTCTCGTTCTGTAAATGTTTCAAAATCTGTAATTCGTAAGCTCAATGGAAAAGAAGCAGCATGGTTCAATCCACCAGTCAAAAGAGAAATAATTGTCCACATAGGTGATTTCCTGATATTTTCATATCTACATAAAGCACCCATTTCAAAAGTGGTCAACAGATGTCGAATGGTTCGTACAAATCGGTTAAAAATTCCAATTTCTGAAATTGCTGTTGCAATTTTGGGATTAGCACAGTCACAGTTCTTGTGTGTGATAAAGTGAGTTAATGCTTCATTCTTACCCATAACTTTAAGGTGAAAATGACACAAGCCTTTGTTACAGTGTTCTGATTTAACTTTGGCTGTTCCATGTAAATCATAATGCTCAATGAAATATCGTTTTGAGCAAAATAATACTAGAACTTTTGTTGAGTGATCATCAGATTCCATACACTTTGAACATTTTCCAGTATGTTTAGATTGTTGTTCGTCTATCCATCTATCAAATTCCTGTGGGGTTTGAGCTAACAGCTTGTTTTCTTTTAAAAACAATGGTGCCTGTTGTTGTACAGGAGTTTGTAGCTCAAATTGTGAAATTTGATGGATTTGTTCAGTCACAAGTCGGGTTTGTAGTTGTCGTTCTAAGTCTTCGTATCCAGTTTCAAACTGTTCTCCTAAAGCTTTTGACATATCAGCCATTTCACGAGCAATTTTTGCATCTCGCTCACGAAGAGACTTACAATAATCCTGAGCAAATCGGGTCAAAAACTGATCTTTAGAAATCCAGTTTGGTTCGTTCTTGTCATTCCGTTCATACATCTCGCGTCCAGCAGCAACGTCGTTGCTAAAGTTCTTCTTAAAATACAAAAATTCATACATGTCATCTCGTTCATCTTCCAAATATTCTTCGAAAGAATGAACTCGAGTGGTAGCATGGTCTTTGGAGATTTGTGAGCTAACAACTTCATCAATGGTGTGAGGTGTTTTACCACGTTCACGAAGTCGATCATTCAGCTTGAACCTCATACCAACTTTTGTAAAACGACGATGAAAAGCGGTGGGTGTATCACATGGAAGTTTATTGTGGAATGGTACATTTGTGGCAGTTATTAATAAACTAGCCTGAATAACTTCATGTTTATCTGCTAAATCAGCTTTGTTCACATTTTGAACAGTATCACTAATTAGTGACATCAGCAAATTTAGTCTAGCAGACAACACATCAGGAGTATTGCAGGGAAATAGTTCATCAATTTTGACACATGCTTGTCCATCATACCTATTCCAGAATTCAACCATGTCTGTGTGGTGGTACACACGAGGGGCAGTCACGAGAAGTTTCTCTTTTGCAGCTTCAGCCATAGCACTAACAGCGAAATGCTCCATATTATATGATTTGCCAATATTACTTGGTCCAAACAACATTAAAGCATATGGTGTATGTCCTGTCTCAGAAATAATAATTTCCTTGGCTTTTTTGCCAGAAAATTCCACAAATTTCTTCAAATCCACAATTAAATGAGTTAGTTGTGGATGATTAACAGTCACAAGTTTTGATAGGATCTTAGTAGCTTGTAAGTGTGTTTCGATAAAGTCGCGTCGTCCTCGTGGTGTTTTAACATATTCTTGTTGGATAGCAGGGGTCATCAAATGGGAAATTTTAGAATGAAATTTTATAAGAAAATCTGTATCTTCCAAAATCTTAACAGCTTTATTTTCAGGCGTTCTGTTAAGCAAAGACATACATAATTTTTTGGTGAAATCCAAAAAATTTCGAATAAAATAACTAATACCAGGAAGGGTACGCCAAAAATTAAGAGTTGTATCCCACAATTTTGAAGAAATTGGGGAATGTTTAGGACGGCCTTTAAAATTTACAAGAGCAGAAAGCCCTCCAACTAATGTTGTGACTAGAAAAGTTTTGTCGTTTTCATTGAATAGCTTACATTTTTCTTCAGAAGTCATCATATCCTTACACAAGGTGCAAAATGGACTACACTCAGTTGAGTCTATACACTTTGGGCACACATGTGAACATTGTTGCTGAACAACAGACTCATCACCATTACGCGTTTCACTCGATGATGAGGGGATGTTAGCAAACTTTGTCGAAAAGAATGTGACAAGTTTTTGAAGGGTTTTTGAGCAAACTATTCCTAATTGCATCAAATTATTTAAAATAGTTAAAATAATTGTTAAAGGATTTGGGTTAATGACTCCAATTACAATACTTATGATACATGAGATAATCTTATCAATACTTACATATTGATCAAAATATCCTTTTAACTTAGCTGCAGCAGCAAGCAAAGTGCTTTTAACACTATCTACCATTGAGGTAACAGTTTCAAGCACTTGGCCAATTTTGGAGGGAACAGGTTGCAAACCAGTAACTAAAGTGTTTGCTCCTTCCAAAACTGCATTACTGCGAACATTCATGTCCGAAAGCAAAGTTTGGGCTGTATCTGTTAGTGTTGCAATGTCATCAATAAGAGGGTCAATTCGATTTTCAAGTGTCTGTGCAATTGTCTTAGACACTTTATGGGTTGGGCTAAAAGTGTTACGCAATTTGGTCATAACACTCCTAGCAGGAACAGGTTGGGGGGCGGTATGAATCTCGGCAGTTGTAACTACTCTAGATCCTGTAGCCAGAGCTTCATGAGCAAGTTCATTGGTCTCATGTTGCGTGTTCTCAAAATCCGCCTGCTGTTGAACAAGTCTACCAGCTGTGATTTCTGGAACAGGAGGAGGTACAAAAGTTGGTGCTCCCAAAAACCAAGATAATTGTTTTCCATCAGATAGTCGGGCAAACATGTTCAACTTAACGGGAGAGGTGACATTAAAAGCAAATTTTCCAAGGGTAGCAGCTTTCAAGAAACGGGAACGTACCACATCAGATGTAGCTCCACGCACAAATGTAGGCAGACGAGCAAATTGGTTCATTTTTGGAACAAACAAATTCATACTAGGATTTATTGCAGTATTTATTTTTTGTGAACCAACTCCAGTAAAAGGTACAACATTGCTTGTTGGTGGAGAATAAGCAATGTCAATAATAGAAGACATTCCGTTCAAAACAGAAACATCTCCTGACAATTCATCAATCTGGGCTTGCAATGAAGCAGCAGTGTTATTGGCTTCTTGAACATTTGAATTTAATTGAGTGACCATTGAATTGATAGCTGCATTCTGTCCGAGGTCGGTATTAGTGTTTCCTGTAGTGTACTGATTGACAGAAAGAATGCTATCAGTAGCAGACTTGATGCGACTAATATTGGTTGTTGTTGCAACACTAAAAGCTCTAGTGTCAGCAAGTGCATTACTTGTTGTTACCAAGGCAGTACGCACTAAATTATTATTACTTGTGCATGTCCGTCCATTACGATTAAAATCAAGATTGAGCACAGCATTAGTACCAGCAGTATATGGAGAACGTCTAACTTGATTGGCACTCCCTGGGGCAAGAATTTGGTCTGAGTCATTTCCAGTAAAATTAGTATAAGTATTGGACAAAGTTGGTGGAGAAAGTAATCCAGGGTCTGTCCAAACTACATCAGTGAATGAAATTACATTCAATGGAGTTGGTGGGTCTGGAATAGGACTAATTACAATTGGCACTTGTGCGGCCAACAATTTCTCAGATTTGTTTGAAGTTACTGAAATTGGAATAGCTTCAAATAAAATGTCAAGTGATGTATTCATATACTTGAAAAGCTTCAAAATCTTTGTTATGGCATTTCGCTTTTCATCAGTATCAGTTGTTCCAGTCAAAATATTTGTAGATAAATCAAAACCTCCTGATGTTAAAACTACAGCAGTTCCAATAGAATTATACCTACTAAGAATATGTCCGATATGAGAGTGCGTTTCATTCAATAAGTATTCTGTCATACGAGACTGTTGGGTGTACGACGAAAATGCTTGTGATTGAGATGATAAAGCTGTAAGTTCACAATCATCTCCAGCTGCAACATAAACTACTACATCTAGTCTTTGAGATGTAATACTAGGTGCAGTTATAGGTACAATAACCCAAACTTGGAATAACCCAAGATCTGGATCATCACTGTAATTTCGGGCTGTTGTTGAACTCCAAAACGGAATCACAAAGTCAGTTTCATCAATATCTCGTAAATCCACAGTGTGAGTCTTACAATTGCGTGCCTCAGCAAAAGTAGCCTCAGTTACATTGGGAACAAATGTCAGCATAATAGATCCTTGAAGACCCATTGGCTTAACATACTGTAAATGTACCTTTATGGATGATCTTATAAGCGTAAACATTTCCATAGCATATTGCATATTACTACCTGGAAAACGCTTATAACCCATAACTTGTTGGTACACATTTTGGTATGAGACATTTGTTGGTGATAGAGTAACTGTCGACACTCTTGATTTTGCTTGAGCAATTTCGACCATATCACGAATAGGTGTTGTTTGGTTTTCTTGAATTTGTTGTTCAGTAGCCGGGTTTAAGCGCATTGACATAGTTTGTTCTTCTCCCAAACCAATGGCTAGGTTGTCAGTATAGGTTGGTTTGATGTGAACAGCTCGATTGTGAAATTCTGGTCGATCACGTGAGTAATCTCCTGTCACATCACGATCAAATGATTTAACATTTGGTGTGCGTTCACTTGATGGTTTAGGAACAATTTTTCCAATCCAGGCACCCATATTTGAAGTAATGGGACCTAGTAGATTCTCAGCAGGTTTTTTGAGAACCCCAGCTCCTAAAGCACCAGCAGCTAAAGCCATCATTTCTTGACGAATTTTAATTTTATGTGATTTACGAAATGTTACGTCACTAAGGGGAAAAGTTCGTTGCATAAATTCAGAATTCTCAAGATGAGCATAAACAGTTAAAGTCAATTGGGCAGTTTCATCAGGTCCAGTTCGTAATGGAGTAACACTTCCTACTAATAGGTTAGCATAACCTACTAGGTGAGAAGGGTCACGATTGTTCAGAGCATTTAGAACATCAATAAACTCCATCTTAAGAGTAATGTCAGTACTCTTAGCAACATCAAATTGAGTAGCTTGTCGTTTAATCATATCATCAACAGTGATACGCGATTTCTGATAATTAATAGAATTATCAGCATTATAAACCAAAAGCTGTCCAATTTGAGGAACAATTTCAGCTACTAACCGTCCTTGATACACATAAGTTGCATTTAACTTGATAGTAATGTGCAATGTAGGGCGGGAAAGAAGTGTTCTTGCAAACATAGTTAACTGAATGTTTGGAGATAATTCAAAAATAGTCTTAAGAATGTCCAAGTTTATGAAAGGAGTAATGGTCTGGGATGTTGATTCAGACAGAATGAATGTTGTGATTGGCAAAATATGAGTTTCAGCAAAAGGAAGTGATACTTGTTCATCATCATGAACCAATGTATCAAACTTCTTTGGGCTAGGTACTACTACAACTGTTTGTTCAGGTTCTTCTGTTGTTTCAACAGTAGCACCGTGCAAATCAATAGTTGTATTTTCTGTTGTTGAGAGGACAGTAAAAGCAGCCTCAGTATCAGCCTGTTGCATAACTCTACCAGTATTAAGGAAGCGACGCTCCAATAACCAATCTAAAGTTGGTCCCATTGCTCGTGCCAAACACTCTTCAAAAGTAATGTTAGCAGAAATCAATCGAACATCAGATGGTTTACAAGTGAATCGTCCCTGGTAAGATGTTGTTTCCTTAACAAAACGCATTGTCACAGTTACATTGGAGAGGTCACCAACAGCAACTGTATCAACTGAATGAGAAAGAAGTCCAATTTTTTGCCAAGTAGACATTAAAGGCCATGTTTGTTTCTTGTCCCGGAGTTGTAAGAATTCATTGTATGCAATAAGCATAGTTGTTGTCTTAAGTTGTGTTTGAGGATCTGTAACAAACAAATATAGTTGAGATAATTCCTGCATATTTGTTCGTTTTAAGATACTGTTAAGACAAACCTGAATCGCTTTCAAACGAGACTGTTTACGAGTGGTATCCATGCCAGTAAATTCCTTAACATTGCCTTGAATAGTTGCGACAATGGTTGTAGTCCATAAGTTTTCACTTTTAAGCAAGCTAAAGTGAATCCGTGGGGCAAAATCCAAGTAAGTTTGTTCGTCTCGGTATTTACTATTAGTCATAATAGCATTAAAGACATCCAAACTTAAAGTTTCGTTAGCGGGAACATCAGATTGTTGAACAATCAAAGGACACAGAGCAATTGGACGAGCTACAGTTGTAGTTGGCTCTAAATCCCATACAGTTATAGGATCTTCATCAAAACTCTCATCTTCGAGATAACTAAACTTGTAGTACAAATGGACATTGTCAGCATAAGTTCTACGTTCTTCAGTTTGACGGTAGTTCTCAATTTGAGTTCTCAAAGTTTCAAAATCGGGGTTTGTAAAGAATAGCGGGGTGATATCATCGGTGGGATAGATTGTGGTTGGTTCCATAGGGGACTCAAAACCATAATCTTCGTCAAAATCGTATTCGGCGGTGAATACAAAGTCGTTTTCCATCTCACTAGTTTTTGCGATGCCTGTTGGGGCTTTAGCGGTAGTGAGGTCAGCAGAATGCTTGTTTTCCGAGGTCATTAGTTCAGAAGGGGTAGCGGTTGTCATAGATAATTCCAGTCCGGTATTTTCTTCTTGTTGTGTATTCATTGTTATGTTTATACTTCATGTAAGTGTTATTTTTAGACTCATAACGTGAGTATTAGAGACTTAAAGCTTCTCTAATCAAGCGAATGTAATCTGTTTTCCGTATAGATCATAGAAGTGATTACATCTTTGGCAATCGGCCAGCAATTGATACAAAGTGTATCAAGGCACTTGAATAAGCGCTAGGATGTTAAAAGGTTTTATTAATGGGGGTGAAAAATGATATAAAATGAGGTGAAAAATAATAAAATAAGTGATTAAAAATAATAAAGGTGTTTTTGTGTGTTTTCGTTACAATTTTAAATTGTTTTTACCCTTGATAATATATAAATCCTTCGATATTATATATCCTATGCATACATAAATCCTAAGAAATAATGTAGAGGCCTGAAAAGACGGGTGTAGTATATCCGCTGTAT